TTCGCCGTAGGTCACTTGGTTTTCGCACGCAGTATCGTATGCTACATCTGCATCGGATATGTACTCAATATGACGTACCATACCATCAAATATTTCTGCTACTTCGACATCCGCTTTATCGTCTGCTGGTATCACTTTTCCAGAGGGTCGGTTTTGTCTTTGTTCGTTTGTTACTTGCCTGACGTGTTGTGGCAATTTGTTAATTGTCAAACACGGTCTAGCATTAATCGTTTGTCCTTGGACTGAACCTCTAGTTGCTAACACATCCGCTGGCCATTGCCATTGGTTGTCAGGTGAACCAGCCATAAACCGCAAGTCATCCAGTTCATCTTCCCTTGATTCGCTATATGCTGATAGCGCCATCTCAAACCGAGCGCGCATCGCCGATAGGGTATCTTTTGGATCTTCTGCCGTTGTTGGGTTACTGCCTGTGTCGGCTACTTTGCCAACAATGTTCATGGATGTTTGGTCGTACGCCATTATTTATTCTTTTTAGCCGTTTTAGCAGAGTCTTTAAAATCTTTAGCAGTTGGCGCGCCTTTAGCACCAGCTGATCTCATTTTCTCACCTGAACCAGCGGCGATACGTTTTTGTTTAGCGTGAATATTGGCATATAAGCCAGGTTTAGTTGCCATTATGATCCCATCCAAGAGTTAAGTATTGCGCCTTGACTTTGATACGTATGTTTCTGAATTATACCTTTAAATTCTCGATGTGCAACAGGAAATGCAAAAGTTAATGCAATAGCGTCTGCAGCGTCAGGTGAGGCTAGTCCTCTAGCCCTCATGTCTTTCTTCGATTCCAAGAAAATAGACCCTTTACTGTCAGGCTTCATCATAGGCGATATCAGATCACTTTTCAAGTATCTGTCTGGCGGAATCGATGCCGATTTCAACCACTCCCTCATGTCGCCCCACATCTCAGCGCGCTTGTTGCCGTACATCATGCCGTTCTTTGCCTTGTTCCCAAAGTTCACACCCTTGATCTTGTACCGTTGCTCTTTTAGCCGATCCACCACACCTGCACCCAAACCGCCTTCGTCAATGTTGACCAGCGCTGGTTGGTACTGCTCGATGGCCTCAATCACACGTCCAACTGTTTCCATTGTATCGTCACCTTTGTGCCGTTTGATGGCAATTACATCGCGCCCTTGTCTAACAGCTATAACCGTTGAGTCTGAGCCAAACCGTGCAGGGTCAACCCCAATAATAATTGGTGCAGTCTCATCTTTGTACTTCTCACGTTCCATCGCTTCATCCACGATGCTCACACTTATGAACTGATCATCCGATGCGTTGGGGAACATACCGTACACTTCAACGTGCGCTTGTACCGAATCAGATCCATACTCGTCAATAATCTGCTCATACACGTTTTTGTCTGTGCCTTCTACCTGCCTGGCGTCAATGTTGCGATTTTTCCAAAACTCACGTTTAGAATGAAACGCCTCATAGAAGTACCCACTATTACGTCTTGGGTTACTAAACGCCAGCCAAAACCTGTTCGGCGTGTTCTCTGTAAAGAACCCCGATGTCACCGACCAGATGGAGTCATCAATACCTGACGCTTCGTCAAAGATGACCATTACACCGTCGTAGTTGTGTACCCCAGCGTAGGCGTCAGGATTCTCAGCCGACCACAGTCGCCCTTCAACTCCCCAATAACGGGTGCCTTTCTTAAGGTCACGCTCGACTAACTCAGTCAGCCATTTAGCAGGCATGACTCGTGTTGCTGACACTTCGAACCAATGGCTGTTGATGGACATACTTAACCACTTAGTTATCTCGGCCCATGTGACAGAGCGCAGCTGCGACTCACTATTAGCCGACACGATGATGGTCGCACCTATCCTTGTGGACAGCATCCAATGCTCAAGCCAACTAACCAGCGCCGACTTGCCAATACCACGACCAGACGCCACCGCTTCACGCAGTACGTCAAAGTCTACCTTGCCTTGGTTCTGTTTGATATGCTCGGCTATGTCTAGCAAGATCTCACGTTGCCATTTGCGTGGGCCTGTAAAGTTTTCAAGTGGCGTACCTTTTTCACCCCAAGGATAGCAGTACATCACAAACGCCAATGGATTGTCCTTAATCGCTGGACTCCACAGCCGTGACATTAACTCTTGTTCGTCTTGCGCTGAATAGATGGTTGTTTGCATTAACGACCTAAATTAAGTTTAACTGACCTACCCGTACCAGGGGGTATTTTTTCGCCTGCATAATCGCGAATTAACCCATAAGGCCCAAATGCGCCATAATCGCCTGTTCGGACTTCTTGTGACGCGTTTTCTTGCGGAGGGTTAAAATCGTAAATATCAACAACTTGCATATTACCGTTTGCATCGCGTGCATAACGAAACCGCCCTAAAGTAGTTTGAATATTTCCTAATGGATCACCCATAGAAAATAATCCTGGCGTAAGCGACGCGGGCGTTTTACCTTGTTTTTGCATTTCTTTTCCTAATAACGCGTAATCACCATATTTAATGCTTCCACTATCCCCACCTTTAAGCATTATTAATTGACGAATAGCTTCAATTTCTTCGGGTGAAAAATGTGTTTCAGTTATTGGCGATTTAATACCTTGCGCGGTTTCTATTAATGTGCGAGCAGAAGTAGGAAATCGTTGTGGGTTTAATCTTTGCACACCAAAGTCAATTAAACGATTAATACCTGTAACTTGAGGTGCAAGTTTATTTTCTGCCATTACGCCACCTTTTCTTTAAGCTTATGTTTCACGTGGATCATAGGTTGAGCTTCTACTTCCTTAAATACGCCTTCAATCACTCTAGTCTGTGCTTGCTCAAGTGCTTGCGTGATAGAGATGCGTTGCTCAACGTCAATCGATAACTGCTGCTTAGCCACCCAGCCATGTTGATGCTTTAAGACTTCAAGCGCGGACTTAGCGTCGCCAGCAAGTGCAGCATCACGCAACACGTTTGCCATTTCAGCTTCGCCATCTGCACGACCTTTTAATTCTGCCATTTCAGCAATTGGGTCTAATTGGGTGAGTTGTCGGTATTCAGTAGGCAACATTCCAGATGCAAGCGCTAAAGAATCACCTTTTAGTCCTAGCTTTGATGCATGGTATATCCTCTCTAACCTCGCCTCTGTTGCTTCGAGCTTGCGAACCTCATAAGGGAAAGATTGAAAATTATCAAACATTTTGGAATATTAGCATATTTTCTAAAAAATAAAAAATTGTTTGTAAACGCTCCGTCAACACAAGGCCCTTGGCTGTGGCCCTGGGGGGGGTGTCTAAAAGCAAACAGTTTTTTGCTGGCGGGCGTCAGGGCGCCTGGCACGTGTAAGCAATGTTAGCATTGTAAGTCATGGTTTTTTAATTGATAGCATACGGGCGCCTAGCTTATGAATGTAAGTCATATAAGCATTTAGTTATTAGTATGCTTACCTTACTTACAGTCATGGCGTGAAAATACATGGCGTGGAAGTGTAGGCAATGTATGCAATATTGTCACTCATTTTTAATTGGTCACGTTCACTGTCATATTACTGTAATATTTAATCTTATTAAATAGGTAGATAAAGATTACTTACAATGCTTACATTCAAGCTCCATAATGCTTTCATGCCAATTATGGCCGCTTACAATGCGCTTACATTCGACTTACACAATACTTACAATTAACTATTTTTAACTTTATTTGCTTAAATGCAACAAAATACGTTGCAATAGTGTTTTTTATGTGATACCCTAAACCCTGTAGTACAGCAACACAAGAAAACAAACAGCAAGTAAACAATCAATTAAAGGAAAGTAAAATGCAAATACAGAAAATTATCAGTTTCAATACAGGCCGCAAATATAGCGATAAAGGGCAGCGCATTGCCGCTGCTAATCATAATAATTTAGTCTTAATTGTCGATATCGATCGAGGCCTAGAATATGCATTATTGAATGCTAATTTAGATCGTAAATCAATCATGCTCAATTATGACAACGACAACTATATTAATATTGGCCCTGAGTTATTCGAGGGCGATTATGCAGCTATGAATGAATTTATCAATCAATTAAAAGATCATGCAGCTGCATTTCCTAGCTGCGTATTAAATTAATCTAATCTAAAGGAAAATATCATGTCAAAATTTATTAGCAAATACGCGGCCGAGATAGCTGTAATATCTATTTTTATCTGGATCATTGGCGGCGTCGTAATACCATTTATTGAAGTATTTAGCAAACTAAACTAAAGGAAACTAAAATGCAAACAAATCTATATTTTGCCGAGTTAACAGATACATTCGCTGGAGAAGCTAACTATTCATGGGTACAGAGGTTTAAAGTTACTGCTAAGTCTCAAAGGGGCGCGATACAAAAACTATCTCGAAAGATAGGGCTTAATTATCGTTATGACGGTATGAGATATAACTCTAAATCAGGAGCTACTTGCATTTTTATTAATGATTTTGATCATGAAAGTCATGAACACTATTCTAACCTTAAAGTCATTTAATACTGTAAGCATATAAGCGCTTTAATACGGCGCTTATGTGATTACTATTAAAGTAATCAATTCACTAAACTAAACTAAAGTAAAGGAATTTAATTATGAAATGTATACAAACAAAATATTTAGATGTAACAGAAAATCAAGGGTCACGTATCAAAGCATGGGTTGACGGGACTAAATTTTCTGTCATTATTCCCTATGACTATTCAATGGATATCCCTAAGTTACATTTTAAAGCCGTTAAAGCTTTAGTAGAAAAATATAACTTGGATTGGGATATATCTGAAATGGTATTGGGTTATATAGGTGGTGGGTATGTATTTTGTTTTCCACAATCAATTATTAAGGCCTAAATATGAAACAACCTAATAAATGGGATTACATCATCGGCGGCCTATTTATGGCCGTTTTAGGCGCGTTATTGGCGCTTGTTTACGTTTATAAAACAGGAGGTTTTTAATATGAATATTCATTTAACTATTAAGAGCGCCAATGCTAAAACAGGGCCTATCCCTGTTAGTACTTCAAGCGCGAGTACTTGTCCTAGTGATTGTCCATTTAATAATTCTAATGGATGCTATGCAAGCGGCGGCCCTTTAGCTTTACATTGGGCAGCTGTGACGCGCGGCGATCGCGGCGATAACTTCGCGGATTTTTGCGACAAAATAGCAGCGCTGCCAGATAACCAATTATGGCGACATAATCAAGCGGGTGATTTGCCTGGTAATGGCCGCGATATTGACGGCGCGGCGCTAGGTGATCTAGTGAAAGCTAATCAAGGCAAGCGCGGCTTTACATATACACATTACAATCCAGGCAATGGTAAAAACGCGGCCTATATTAAGGGATGTAATGACTTCGGATTTACTGTTAATTTAAGCGCCAATACGCCGCATCATGCGGATCAATTAGCAGCGCTTAATATTGGCCCTGTCGTAACTGTATTGCCAATGGATCAAGTAAATAATACGTATACGCCTGGCGGTCGCAAAATAGTAGTTTGTCCTGCGACAATCCGCGATGATGTGAGCTGCAGCACTTGTAAGCTCTGTTCGATCCGTGATCGGGATATCATTATCGGCTTCCCAGTTCATGGATCACAACACAAAAAAGCCGCGCGTGTATTCAATATTCAATCAATCAATTAAAGGAAAATTATGTCTCAATTATTCGAAGAAGTAGCAAAACATGGGCTTGCTTATTGTGAATACAATCAAGCGCTTATTAGTTTACAAAACTTAACCCCGGCGCAAAAAATACAGATAGTTAAGGCCTTGATCGAAGATATCTATAAAACAGCTGTAAACGAAAATGAAAGGTTTTTATGATACACGCGTTATTAGTAGGCGTTTTAATACTTGTATTGATCGCGGTATTCGATCTATAACCCTTCAACCCTTAAACAATGGCCCGCTTTATGCGGGCCTTATTATTTAATCTTTACTGTTTGCGCAGCTGGCGGATCTTCCACAGCTCGGCGCAGCTCACTCTTACTCAATATATGTGCAAGCTCGGGCGCGCAATAGATATGCTTTTTAGTGGTGTAATCACGCGAAGCTATACGACCGCAATCGATCCACCCTGCCTCTTTAAGCGCGTGCAATAGCGCGGCCTGCGGTACTTTGACGCCGCTAGGGGCAGCGCCTGCCAGGCGATCACATAACGCATGGAAGGGTGATCCTATAACCCCCCTTGTGAATTCCCCCTTACGGTCTCTTAGCATTTCAACCAGATAGCTTTCGGCCATGCTCATTCCATGCTCAACTAGGTTCGCTTTAAATTCAGTCATCATTGGCGCAGCTGATGGGTTGAATCCCCCTACATCACGCTTATGTAACCACGCTGAAATCGATTCAAATCCCCCTTTTCTATACCAAGCCCATAATGCACTCGCACGCTTGGTATCCATGCGCGGTGCAGCAGACCATACGCAAAACCAGCGCCTATCTTGTGACGCTAAACTAATCGGCACAGGGTCATTACTAAACGCTAAAACGAACACCCTATTAGCCATTTGGTAGGGATGCAAACCCTTACGGTTAATCGGTAACATTTCAGGCGGTGCGGCAATGATTGGCTTAAGTTGGTTAGCCAATTGCCTGCGAGCTGCAGCGTCAGGTTCTTTTAATTCGTTAATGAGTAATATCTCGGACTCTAATTGATAACCCCATTGGCTATTAATAGAGTTATTATCCATAATCCCCCTATTTTTCAGGTGACTACCACAGACCGCCCATATAAACGGCGCCCACATCGTATCCTTACCGCTCCCCTCATCACCCCCATGCAAGACAGCGTGATTAATCTTAAGTTCAGGGTATTGCACCTTAAACGCCATAATGTTCAATATATGGTCTAACTCGGCAGGCTCAGGCACCAACTCACGACAATGGTCTAGCCACGCTGAAATCGAAGGCGCACTAGCAGTTACGCTCGACACGTCTGGACGTGCATCACGCCAGCGATTGCCAAACAGATCACCATCACGTGACACAATCACGCTCTCACCTGCAGCGTACGTGATACCTACAAGTGCCTTGGCGCCCATCGCCTGACGGTTTTCATCAAAGCAATTGCTAGGTAGGATACGAGTACCAGAGTGTATTGACTTGCAATCAATATGACGAAACAACGCATTGAACGTCTGTCTTGATATTTCACGCCTATCTTGCATATCAAAATAGGACTCATCGTCTTGCACATAGGCAAACCGCTCATACCATTGCGCCTTCTCAACACGTCCAAGCTCTTTACGCTCAACTTCAGCAATAACGGCGGCGGCGTCATCTGTAAATACCTCAGATGGACTGATTTTAGACAACGCAACATTCATTGCCTCAGCAATCAAGTCATCACGCAAACCATGATTGACTGTTGGGCCACCATTGTTAGCAACCCACGCTAAAAACGACTTGGAATCAAAATCAACACAATGGGAATGTAAGCAACAGTATGAACGGTCAAGAGGCTTGTAACGCCCTTCAGGATTACCGTCGGTATGCTCTGCATTGTTAGGGCAGATAACGCTTAACCACCCTTCGCCATTAATTTTGGACAAGATGAGGCCTTGATTGTTTAGCCATGCTAACACGTCATCATCGCCATTGTCTACCAAACGCAAAGGTGTATAGTGGTTAGTATCAGCAGGGGCAGGCGTGACATCTAAAGCATAACAAATTTGTTCTATTGTGTATTCGTGTGTAGGGTTGAACTGTATTAACTTGGATACAAAGTTATCACGTCCAGGCTTTAAATTAACAGAACCTGGCAGACGCACATTACGTACGGCATTGGTCGCACCTGCGTCTGTATAGCCTGCCTGTGCAATCGCTTTGACGGCTGCAGTAAACTCCCCTTTGGTTGGCTGCTCTGAAAACGCATAGCCGTATTGGAAGTTCCCCTCTGACGTTTCTAATATCCATGTCGGTGCAAGTGGTGGCACTTTGGACTTGGTGCCAATGTCATCAAGCATCATAAATAAGACATATTCGCAGTTGGCTGCACTTGCAGATATGCGCCCATCTTGGAAGCGATCAATAATAAATGATGCAGTATTGACGTACCAAGCCTCGCCATCACGCATCTTCTGACTAGGTAGATAGGCAGGCCATGTACATTTAATAGCACCATCGGCGTGGAATTGCATAACACCGTCTTTTAATTGTGGTTTTTGTCTAACAATTAACGCAGTTTCTCCCTGTGGCGCTAATTGTGTGATATATTCTAATAAGTTTTGCATCTGTAATATCCTTCCGTGAATTGATTTGTCCCCTAGTCACATAGGGGATTTTTTTACTTACCGTAACGAGTCATTGTTTCTATTTCAATATCTAAGGGTAAACCCTCTCCCCATGCTGGTGGCGTACACATGACTTGTTTCATTTGTTCGACTACGATTTCAGGCTCTGAGGTTTCAACCACAATTTCATCATGGACGTGTAATACAACATCATCCAGTCCACGCAGAGAATGTCGAAGTAAATCATTGGCGACAGCTTGCGTGATGTTCTCACAGGCAAGCCCCCGCCATAATCGACCTCTAGGCCATTCGGTTGCGTCTGATGCTGGTTTCCATGCGGCTTTGGCATAACTGACTCCATCGGTTTCTAATCGTGCGAATGGATAGCATAGCACACGTCCGCTAGGAAGTGCGTACCAAAGATGTTGACCATCATACAAATATGTGACACGCCCTGCGCTAAACTCATGGTTGGGATTACGCATCGCCCTGGTATACGCACTCTCTAACTCTTGCCAATAAGTTGGCGCCCAAGGATTAGCCATACGCCAGCCATTGACCATGCGCTTGGCTTCGGCTTCTGACAATAAGATGCCATATGCCCTACCCATTGCAGCAAACGCTCCAACACCACCTGAAAAGCCACAGGCTAATTCTTGAACTTTACCAATCTGACGTTGCTCGCTCGTTATTTGAGCTACTGGTACGTGAAATGTTGCACTTGCGTTGACTTTATAAACATCTTCTTTTGTCCGAAATATGTCTAATTTTTTCACCCCTGCAGAGCAGTTGGATAGCCAAGGATTTACCCTAGCCTCAACTGCTGACCAGTCGGCAACGACTAATGATTGTCCCCTATCGGATATGAGGGCAGGTCGTAACATGGACTTGAGGACATCGGTAACGCGCTTTCCGTAAACAGGTACAATTGCGTGGCCTCTAACCATTGACTGCCTAACGGCGTCAGGATCTTTGGCACACTTTCGTGTGAAATTATGGACTTGAGCGCCGTAACTAGATGCGCGGCCTGTTGCTGCTCCTCCAGCGAATACGAAAGCACCTCTGACTCGATTATCTTCTTCATCGGCTAGCTCACACAGTCGTTTAAATTTGGCAACACTCGACGCCCATAAATCGTCCGCACATTGGATAACGTCTGCAACTTGCGGCGGAACTTCGTCTGGGTTCTCGCTGGCAAGGATAAGTAAATTAGCCCTAATAGTTTTATCGATCGAATACTTTTTTTCGCCATCTTTATAAACCTCCATTAATTTTTTAGCCTGATCACCAACACGTGCTAACACCCATTGACGCATCTTTGGGCTACGCACGCTTAAGATTTCACCTTCGGTTACTTCTGCTACGATTGTTTCAATTTCTTCTAACTCAACGCTTGCATACTTGATTGCTGACTCTGCCAATGCTTTATCGAGCAATACGCCACGGTCATTAATCTGTTCATTAATATGATAGTCTAACAACTCATCATCTGACAACTGACGCATTGCCTGGCTAATCGCACGCATTGCTCTGACATCCTGCTCGCAGTATGCAACCATCTCATTCATCAAAATAGGGTCATCGTTAAAAGTACCATCACTTTTAGGAATTGATAGCAAACGTATCAATTGATTACCTCTATGGTCTTTACGCATATTGGTGCTGGCAAACCTGCCAACATCTTCAAGACTGCCAGGCGCACAATTAGCACGTGCTTGAGTTGCAGTACAATAGAACTGTTCTAGCATTGGTTCGGGGATTCCTTTATCTGGACACAAGACGTACCACATAATGAGGCGCTCAAAGGCAGCATTATGCGCCCTAATTTGACCACCTGACTTGATAAGATCAACGATACGACTAGGGAATGGCTGATGTGGTAGCCAAGTAGTTACTTCTTCATCATTAAACGCATAGGATAGGCATAACACTTGTGTGCTTGCATCTCTAGCATAGTTATAAACGCCACGACTAAACAAGTCGCAACGGCTGCGTGTCTCAAAGTCAATCCAAAGTATTGTCATAATAAAGTAGGGGTGTCGATTTGGTTACTAATGCCTGTGTGCTGGAAGGCAGAAAAAATACACACTTGTAACATCCTCGATTGTCTGCCTAACCACCCCTTGTTCTTTAATCAGCTTCGATTACGTCTGTTGGAGGAACAGGTACTTGCGGTATCGCTTGTGACCTAATCTTATCAACAATCGGTTGCGCCATTTCATACGGTGCTTTACCTAATGCTAATAAAATCCCATTTATTTCTTCTACAGTTAAGTTTAACTTAATCATATTAAGCACCTCTACGTCTACGTGCAGGAGCTGGCGCTTCGATTGCAGGCGCTGCAGTTTCCTCTTGTGTATCTTTTGTATCTACATCCATTGTTGCCCATGTTTGTATGTCAAAAATAGGTGTATAAATACGGCCATATGACTTATGACTATAATGCTCTTTCTTAAGCAATACAATCGGTACTGGCTTCGTTTGATCTGTTTCAACTTGTGTAGCAATAGCAACTGCTAAGGCTTGTACGGCACGCTTACCACCAACGGATGTTGTTGTATAGCGAACTTCTAAACCTGCATCCTCGCCTGATACACACTTCATAGACATACCAACTTGTGTTTCCCAACCCTTTTTCGCGTTAGGTGGGGCTACATCAAGTTCAGGCAATGGTTGTGCAACTGATACCATCTTCTCACCTAAAACCTCACCATCACCCCATGCGATAAAACCATGCACGAATGAGAACGGATTAACTGCCCATGTTGAATCATCTTCGATTTCGGTTTGATCTGCACCGAACACCCAATGACCTGTTTTGTCCATCTTAATAATGACAACACCTGCTGCACCTACATCGGTTTCTAAAGCGCGTAATGCTGTAGATAATGCGGTTACTGAAGGTAAATTTGCTGCTGAAAATGTGGTTATATTTGACATTTAATTGTTCCTTATTGGATTTTAGAAAGGGCTGCGGTAAGTTGCTTCCCGATTTGTACTACCGCTGGACGAGGATCATCTTCTCGAGCCAACGTACTGCCACTACTTACTGCTACTACTAAGTCATCAGGCAATTTAGTTCCTGACTTCTTAAGTACTTTTTCTGCTTGCGCAGGTGAAATCATTTTAGACACATACAATTCATCTTTTGGGATGACTTTAGATAATACATCATCTGCAATATCTTCATTAGCCCATTGACGTGTAGCACGCTTGTTGACCAACTTCCAACCAGGCACAGGTACATCGGCTTCTAACATTTGATGTGCTAATGCTCTAAGATCTGTAATCCATTGTTCTAACAAGTCACAGTTGGCTAAATAACCACCAATTTTGTCAGCGTCTAACGATTTAAGTTGTAAGTCTAACGCTCTATCAACTGCACCTGTCATCTTAGGACATACAGGCTTGGCGGCACACCAACGGCAATGGTCACCTGCCATAATAGGCGCATCTGTTTTTGCTGATTTTTGTACCGCTTGTGCAAGTTGTTGTTCAAACTGCTTAACACGTTCAACGGTTGTCACCCAACGTCTAAGTGTTGGTGGTTGAATAATGACACATTCAATCTCTGTCACACCTTCAAACACCCAAGATACAGATGGCGTACGCATGGCCGCAGCTGCATAAAATAATAATTGTTCGTTTTCTTCTACACCAACGGCTACGCCATCACCAAATTTCCAATCTAAAACAATTGCTTTGTTGCCAATGCGACCAAGCAAGTCACATGAGCCAAACACGTCGGGTAAAAAGTCACCAAAGTTAACTTCGGTTTCTACTGCGTATTCCATTTCAAGATTAGGGTCAACTACACCTAATAAATCTAACGCAACATGAATCTTGTTATCGATTAATTCTTGTGTTAACGATTGCTCTTGATACGTCATGCCAAGTAATGATTCAGGCGATACATCTTTACCTAAAACTTGTGCAATTGCATCGTGTAATAACGTGCCTTCGTCAGCGTATTTGCTACTAGGCTTAGGTGGCATTGTTGCACTTAATGCTACAGAACCAGGACAAGCAATAACGCGCTTGGCTGTTGAACCGCCGACTATTTTTGAATGATTTGACATTTAATTTCCTTTACTTTAGTTGAATTGAAATTTTATTATACACACTTTTAAAAATATGTGTTAAACTTTTTTACATGGAAATTAAAAATAAATTGGAAAGGGAAAGTGAAATTGAAAAATACTTTATTTGGGCTGTGCTTTCGTTGGGTGGAAAGACGTTTAAATTCAAGTCTGTTAATCACCGTGGCGTTGCTGATCAAATTGCTTGTTTACCTGATGGCACAACCTGGTTTGTCGAAATCAAACGCCCTAAAGGCGGTCGCTTATCGCCTCTCCAAGATATATTTGCGAAACAAATGAAAGAATTAAATCAGAAGTATGCGTGTTTATGGACAAAAGAACAAATAGAAGATTGGAAAAATAAAGTATGAAATATTTATCAGTTTGTAGTGGTATTGAAGCAGCAACTGTAGCTTGGCATCATATGGGTTGGACTCCTGTCGCATTTAGCGAGATAGAGAAATTTCCATCTGCCGTATTAGCACATCATTATCCCAATGTGCCTAATCTTGGGGATATGACTAAATATAAGGAGTGGAATTTAAATGAATCAATTGACATTCTTGTTGGAGGAACCCCCTGCCAATCATTCAGCGTGGCAGGTCTTAGAAAAGGACTTGAAGACCCACGTGGAAACCTTGCCCTTACCTATGTTGGAATACTTGATAAGTTTAGACCCAAGTGGTTCGTTTGGGAAAACGTGCCAGGTGTCCTCAGTTCAGGTGGTGGACGGGATTTTGGTTCCTTCCTTGGGGCGGTGGCAGAACTCGGGTATGGGTTCGCTTACAGGGTGCTTGACGCTCAGTACTTTGGAGTCGCCCAAAGACGTAGACGAGTGTTTGTTGTCGGATGTCTTGGAGATTGGCGAAGTGCAGCAGAAGTTCTTTTTGAGTCCGACTGCTTGCGAAGGGATATTACGAAGAGCAGAAAAACGGGGAAAGAAACTACCACCGCTTTTGTACCAAGCCTTGCTAACTGCCTCCAAACAACAAGCAACGACTATAGCAGAGCCGATGGATTTAATATGATTGCGTATGAATCTCACCCTGCTGACAGTCGCATTAAAGAAATGGGTGAAACGTGTCAAACCGTAACTAGCCGTTGGGGTACTGGTGGCGGTAACGTGCCATTAGTACAAGCTTTTGATTCATATAATTTAAGTCTTTCAAATACTAATCAAACTATTAAAAGCCCTCAAGGTGGAACGCTTGAAAGCGTTGGTGGTGTTATTCAAGCATTTAGAAAATCACGCAGGGCGCAATCAGTAGATGATTATGAAACATGGGTCGATGATGGTAAAGCTAATACGATTAACACGTTTGATTTAGGTGATATTAGAACGACTCATGCAGTTGCATATAGTGTTCGTAAAGATGCAAAAGCAAATACGTTTAGTGCAACTGAACTTGAAGTATCTAACGCCATAGGAGCATTGCGTCCAAGCCCACAATCACATCATGCACAAGTATTTGTAGCGCAACCTATGGCAGTCAGACGCTTGACACCAATTGAATGTGAACGATTACAAGGCTTTCCTGACAATTACACCGACATTAAACTTAAAGGCAAAGATACACCTGATGGCCCACGTTATAAAGCGTTAGGCAATTCAATGGCAGTACCTTGCATGAAATGGATTGGTGAAGGTATTGATATGATAGAGAACCCATGAAACTACGAAACTACCAAGAATTAGCAGCTGATTTCTTGTACGAGAATGACAAGGCTATGATCCTTGCGCCAGTTGGTGCAGGTAAAACTGCTATTACGCTGACTGCCATGGATGAGATGCTACGTTATAACATTGTTAAACGCTGGCTAGTCGTAGCACCCAAGCGTGTCTGTACTGACGTATGGCCTGTTGAGCAACCTAAGTGGGCGCCTAGTATGAAGTTAGCCGTAGCTGTTGGTACACCTAAGCAACGTCAGGCAGCGTTTGATTCTGAAGCCGATGTAGTTGTGATTAATTACGACAACTTGCAATCCTTACTTGAAGTAAGGGATTTTGATGGCATTGTGTTTGACGAGTTGACTAAACTTAAAAACCCTTCAGGCGTACGGTTTAAAGCACTATCTAAACTAATTGACCATATCAAAATACGTTGGGGTTTGACAGGTAGTTTTACAAGTAATGGACTTGAAGATGTCTTTGGACAATGTAAGATTATTGATCAGTCGCTACTTGGACGGTCTAAAGGAGCGTTTATGCAAAAGTATTTTGTACTCATGAATAAAGACTTTGGTGAATGGGCGCCTAGACTTGGCTCACTTGTACAAGTTATGGAACAAATTAAACCATCTACGTTTGTGCTAGATGCTGGCGAGTATGCTGACAAGTTACCGCCATGCAATGTAATCGAGATGCGTTGTGATATGGCAGACCGTACGCATTACGAGAAGATGCGTAAGGACTTTGTTGTGCAGTTTGAAAAAGAACAAATTACGGCCATTAGCGCAGCAGTTGTTACAGGCAAACTAGCGCAAATGGCATCAGGTTTTATCTATCAAACAGAAACAACAGCGTCTAATACATTTGGTCGCATGAACGTCACTCAAGTGCCAATATGGTTTAGTAGCCATAAGTTTGACCTGTTAGATGAATTGATTGAGGAAAACCAACACGCTAACACCATCATTGTGTACAACTACATTGAAGAATTGGCTGAACTCAAGCGTCGGTATCCTACCGCACAGACAATTAATGATTATAAAGCGATTGAGCGTTGGAATGAGGGCAAGATTGAGATGCTACTGATTCACCCTAAGTCAGCAGGGCATGGTTTAAACCTGCAACATGGCGGTTGTAAGATGGTGTTTGTATCGTTGCCTTGGAGTCTTGAGTTGTACGAGCAAACGATTGGTAGACTGCACCGATCAGGTCAAAAACAAGCTGTATGGGTTTATTTGTTACTCACTAACAAAACAATTGAAGAACGTATTTTAGGCGCCCTAAAGGATAAAAGGGCAATTTCTGATATAGCAATGGAGGAATTAAAATGAAATCATTAGCGTTTTTAATGGCATTATTTATTTGTTTATTTGTTATGGTTATTACCGCCATACCTGATTACCAAATGCGTAAGATATTAAAGAATTGTGAATTAGTAGAAATTAGCCCTGACTATACTGCACAAGAAAAGTCAGATTGTAGAAAGATGAGGATGAAATGAAACGATTAGAAAATTACAAGGCCAAATTAAAAGCTGCACAGGCCGAAGAAACCATACGGATGCGCGAATACAACACCGCTATGCGCGCGCTTAAAAAAATTATTAATGAAGTAAGTACATTACAAGATAAGGTAGATTATGAAAACACTAAGTTGGCGAAAGCTGCAAGCCGTGCTGAATCAGCTGACAGAATCTGAAGTATTGACCATGTTAGAAGAAGAAAGACGTACGTTAAAGCGTGCGTCTATTTTGGAGCGTTTACACATGAGGTACAACACCTTGCGTGTGAGCCGTGAGCGTATTGAAATTATGAAGGAAGCTATTGCGCCATGATCCAACCAGACTTTTCAACTTGGTCACACGCCAACTTGGTGAAGTTTGCAAGTGAAACGTATGCCAAAGTTATCGATGATTTATATGAGATGGAAGAACTAAAAAAAGATTTAAAGGCAGCTATTCAAGCTTATCGTGAAGTTAACACAAGGACAGAAAAATGAAAAAGAAAGCCCCAATTAAACCTGTATCATATTGGCAGATTAAAGAGTGGAAGTATGTGCCAGCGTGTAGCACCAACGTGCTAGAACGCTTTAAAGCAACTGGTTGGAACGTGCCAAGTGAAATGAAAGCAAATAATGGCGCATAAAAATGTAGTTATAAATAATAATATGTACGAAAAAGTGTGTAAGTGTACGAAAAAGTTTACTGAACGGTAATAAATCAGGTGTAATTGGGTGTAAGAATGGGTTTATTTACCGATAGGTAATTATGTACGAAAAAAATATACATATTTCGGACAAATTTACTGATAGGGATGTTGATTATTTGGTCAATATTTTGAGCAATTTGTGTGGTTTGTTACTCATTTTGTACATCTGTTATCGTTTTTGTGCGTTATAGGTATCATTTTGTAGTTTATTTTTTTACTTATAGGTATACTTTTAGTTTAGTTTTAGAACCCTATTTTAGACAGGCCGTATAGCTTGCATATACGGTTGGCGTACGACTTAAACACTCGGTCATGTTCTGCCCAAAATTTAGTTTTAAAGCGTTTCATATGTATAGTTTCGTGCAAAATGCTTCCAAGTAGTTCATCATATGTTTGATTTTTGGATTTATTTATGCAAATTTCATGCAACTCTGTTTCATCGTTGTACATATACGTAGCGTACGCAGGTATAGTTTGTGCATCATCTACATACACTTGATCAACGCAAATAAACTTAATTTGTGCCGTGTTAGGTAACTGCCATTTATCAAGTGGTGGCAACTGACACACCATGCAGTAAATGATTTCACAAATTTTAGGCGATGGTGTCACTTCCAACTAATCCATTCTAAGTTAAATTCTTTTTTCTGCTTGTCAACATAAATAGGAATTGAGAATGTAATTCCATACTCAGGATGTGTAAGCCACATGGCTTGTCTTGGTGGTTCAAAGCCAAAGTTGTTGCTGTAAGCGTACTCGTCATAGCCTTTAAGGCTACCATTGACGATAAGGCGCTCTAGTTGAATTAGTTGATGCCAATGACCTATTATCATTGTGTCGTAAGACATATCAATCTGAGCGTTCCTAGAGCGTTTGCGATGATCTCCACGAATGATTGGGCCTAATGCACCAATAACCCCATCTCCACCCCTAAACTGATCACCATGCGTTAATAAATATTTATGTCCATAAATAGAGTAATAAGCATCTGACCCATCAGGTATTAAAAATTGAACACGTTTATCGTTTTCAAAATGCTTGGCTAAGAATTGATATAAAAGCCAATCAAAAGATGTAAAGTTTCTACCTTTAGCTCTAATCTTATGTGTGTTACGTCCATGATTGCCCGATACGCAAGGTACAAAAACATTTCCAAATTCATCTGCTAACGTGCTAATACACCAAATGAGTACACCAAATAAATCAATCACCGTTGGCATAATTTCTTTTTCATTTGTTGCCATTAATTCTTCATGTATATCACCTGATACCATGTCCCCACCTAATACATAGACAATGCCAGGATAATCAGTATGCGCAATATTATTCTTTAGCAAATCTATGGTTTTATATACCATAGTTTTAGCTCTATCTCTAGCAATTTCTAAATTAAATTCATTAACGCCATTGATTTGATTAGGATCAACAACTTCACCCCAATGCCAATCAGACGCAAATAGCGTAGGTACGCCAGCAAATTTTTTCTTTTTATCAGTTTTAATAAGCCATTTTGGAACTGTAACTGACAAATCTTTTATTTTAATAATTTTGCGTTTGATATAATCAGCAGTTAGTTTTTCTTCTTCTTGACTAAATGCCATCGACTCTAAATGTTTAATTCTATCTTGGGCTTCTGCTAATTTATCAACGACGTTTATTTCTTCTTTTGTAGCTTTTATGTCCTCAACTAGACCTTTATGTTGCGCTGTTTTTAAACGTGAAGTAAACGTATTGGGGTGCATACCAAGAAGCTTTGCTGCTTCAACTTTGGACTTTGTTTTCTTAAAAGCGTTAACGACAAGCCTTAAATCTTTATCAGGTATAGACGGCGTAGACATATTCTTCCTTTAAGTTATGCAATTTATATCACAACTATATGAAATATATGTGAATGTTTACTTTAATATATTTAATACTTTATTAATGTTGTTAATACGCTCTTGTAAGCCTAAAACACCGCCATTGATACGCCTAGTCATCGTTGTGTAATCATTAATATCTGCTAGTGCGTTTAACTTCCTTGTCGACCAAAACCATCCTGCTGACAATGTAGCGTACTCAGGTGTTGCTACCAACTCAGGCTTATTCACTATTTCAGAATTTTGAATAGCGTTGGCAAATGCGGTGTAATTAGCACGCCCAGTCAGTTGTATTAATCCACGACCAAAGAACTTACCACCGTCCCCAGGTTGCGTATTGCCAAGATCAGCGCGGTTGCCGTAGATTAATTCAGCAATGGCTGGTTTGCCTTTGGCAACTGCATCTTGTGCTTTAAGAATAGAAATTCTAGGCCATACTTGCGTTAGTCTTACCGCAGAATAGTTAAGGTTTTCTTCTACGTTTTTAAAATTACTTTCATGCAAACATTGACCAATAAAACAAGCCATACGAATTGGAGTGCTAATATCGTAGCGTTTAAAGGTGTCATTTAAAGGTGTTAACCATTTAGCATCAATACCAATCTTTGCTAACTGGTCTGCAGTAATCACTTTGTCACGCCTTTAACTTTTTCGTAACTACGCATACCGCCAAGACCAAGTAAGCCCATAAGGACTGTCAGTAATGTTTGCATATCAAACGCAAGCACAACTTCTTTATGCCCATTGGCGACTAAAATAAAGTTAGCAATAGGTAATAATAAGAAATGTAATGCAAATGCACTACCACTTACCCAACCAACAAACGGGCGCCATCCTGATACAAATAAAGATGCACTCTTGGCTTCTTCTTTATTGATGTCAGTTTGCGCAGTCATGCTAGCAAGTTCGCCAGTTTGTTGTAGTTCTAACAGTTTAAGTTTAGCTGCGTCAGCTTGTGCAGGGTCAGGGAATATACGGGTAATTAACGTATTGCCCAAGTCAAGTGCTGCAGATATAGGATCAAATGCCATTATTTCACCACAAAGTAATGAGAGAGAAAACCAACAATAGAACTGAACGCGCTAACAATCATCATACCCACCCAAAAGCCACCACGACCTTTATTAGCAAGTGCAAGTAATTGTTCCATACCTTCTTCAAGTTTGTCTACCTTGGTTGATAGTTGATCTACTTTTTCCCAAAGTTGACCGTATTTAACTGGATCTATCTCGAATGACATAATTACCTCGCAAGGGCGTTTTGGTTGATTTGGTTAATTTGATTTGCGCCTAATGCTGCTGGCGATGTTAAAGCATTTAAAGATTGTGTTGCAACATCTTTAAATTTATTATCTCGATCAAGTTTAGTCTGCGATTTAGTAAACGCTGCTGCTGCCGTTTCGGAATTATGTAATTCTCGTGCTATTTCAACAGCTAATTTATTATCAATTTTACCTTTTGCACGGTTAATAACAATGTTTGCAATTGTTGCAGCTTTATTAAAAAAGACGTTAGGTTGTTTACCTACAGCTTCTGAGGCTAATTTAACCGCACCGCCCCCAGCAGTTGAACCTTGCGCGGCTAACTTTTCAAAATCAGCGCCAGTTTGAATTTCTTGTTGAATTTTTTGTACTACTGCACGAACTTCTGGCAAACCTTGCGTTAAAGTATCAAGATTTTTTGCAGTTGTTAATGCATTATTTGTACCTGTTGTAGCAGGTAATTTATTGCCTGTTTCTTCAATTAAACGATACACATCAGCCATTTGTTTAGCATCAGCAAATGTTTTAGCCGCTGTTTTAGGATCATGCGCTTTTAATGCAGCCATGATTGTTTCTTCATTCTTAGTTAAATTTTCTAATGCTTTGGCCCCACTTCCAGGCTTACCAGATGTTACGCCTGCCATAGCGTCTTGTATAACTCCTCGAGCTAATGCTGACTTAGCAGGTGCGTCCATACGTTTTAGCGCCATGTCCATTACCATTGGGTCTTTGACAGCTGCAACACGTAATTCATTAGTGTTTTTAAAGTTAAGTGTTTTAGATGCTAAATCTAAAGCTTCTTCACTAGCTTTAACTTTGCTTAAATCTTTGTTTATAGATTCTAATTTAGACCGAATACCTGCGCCAGCTTCATCTAACGCTGCAATTTGCTTTTCATTTTTAGCCATAAATGATGCGTGCGCATTGGACCCAGCCGTAGGCGACAACACTTGTTGACGGTATAAATCTTCAACGCCTGTTGCAATTGTTTTCATTGCTGCTGGGTCTTGGCTATAAATTTTAAGAAACTGACGTGTGTTACCTTCGCTTGATAACATTTTTGGCACAATATCTTCAGCCACCAACATGGGTTGATTTAATGTGCTTGTCCTACTTAAATTAGCAGGTTGACCAGTACGAAATACTCCAACAATACGATCTTTAAATAATTCATTTGCGTTTTGAAATAGTTTATAAGCTTCTGGAGATGTACCTGCTTTAATAGATCCATTTAACGCTTCGTATAATTCATTTAAATTTCTTCTTGCAATATTAGCGCCTGGTTCAATAGAACCCTTAAGCGCCGCACGATCAATATTAATAGCTTGACGTATCTGATGCGCTTCTTCTAAAGTAATAGGTTTAGCCTTAGTTGAAACTGTTGTAGTAAGGCCATCACCCATATTAACTACTTGTTTGCCTGTACCATATTTATTTAATAAAGCCGCCGCATTAGGTGCTAAACCTTTAATTTGCGTTATTAAATCATCTAATTGACCTTTTGCAACATTAGCTAAACTACTAACATCAATGTTTGCTTTAGGCGATGCTTCAAACGCTGCGGTATATGCAGGGCCTGTAACTGTTTGTTTAACATTCTGTTCAATAGCTTCGCTTGTTTTAGCTAACTGCGCGCCTATGTCTACTTGGCTTACGTTTGCAACATTACCTGCAATTCTAGCTTGTTCAGCTGCAAGTGCTTGTTGTTCAGCTGATAATGTTTGATTAACTGCTCTACGTGGTGCATTGGGCGATACATTGCTAACAGGTAAATTTTGTTCATTTAAAGCATTTAAATTAGTCGTTGCGTTTGCTAATTGATTAGCTTGACCAGCTTTTAATGCCGCATCTCGAGCGTTATATAAATCCCTAATAACAGTAGACGCATCTTGCGTGGATCTAGCAAACGATGCTAAACCACTACTATTTAATGCTACTGCCGTTTCTTCAATTGTTTTGCCTTGCTGCAACATTTGAATAGCCGCGCTTATTTTAGCTGGGTCGTTGTCTAACGCTTCCAAATACCCACGCGCTTTAATGTTAGCCGCGCCGCCAGGCATTAATGGTTCAGCAAGATTGTATGCGGCTTTAAATGGCGCAACCGCTACACTACCTGCTTTTTGTACAATAGGATTAGCAGCAGCAATTTTAACGCCTGCTTCAACAGGTAATAATGGGTTAGTGTATTTACCTACGGTAGATAACGCTTCACCTGCTTTTACTACAGGTGCTATTTGTGCAACTTTACCTGCTTTAGTAACTGCACCGCCAGCACCGCTAAATAACATTGACATATCGCCTAACGCGCCAGCAGGGTCAGTATATAAAGTATTAGTTAACGCATCTAAACTACCATACCGATCTTTATACATTCCACCAACGGCATTAGCCAAATCCATCATTTCTTTAGTGGATTTATCACCAAAGAATTCATCTATTTGTTTTACACTTTCAGGTGTTAAAGTGTGAAGCATTGCCCCTGTTGCAATTTTACCTATTGTGCTAACCGTTTCAATAGGGTTTGTAACGGCATGATATACACCGCCTAATAATTCACCGCTACTTTTTACTACGTTTCTACCAAATCCACCAAGTGATCTAGGTTGTTCAGCTGCCACGTTTTGACGTACAGGTTGCGCAGTTGATAAGTCAAAACCGCCAGTTGCAGATTGTACAGGTTGTGCAGTTGATAAATCAAAAGCCATTATTTGACCTCTACAAATTTAGAGTTATCAGGGCTTACATACGCTCTATTTCCTTTAGCGTCTGTTTTTAACGTCCAATCAGCACCGACGCCTGCTGGTAATTTAGTATTTGTAGATTCATTATGTTTGCCACGAATTTTTTGATATTCAGTTTTAGCGTCGCTTGTTAATTTTTTATCAAAATCTGTACGGCCTGTTGTGTTTTCATATTGCAAACCTAAACTATTAAGCTGACCACCTAATAATTGTTTATACGTATTAATTACGCCTTTAAGCTGCGCAGGACTATTAGCCGCGGCAAAATTATTTTCAGCTTCTAGACGTTCCCTAACACCGCCGCCACTAGCAACAACGGCTTTAATAATTTCAGCAGTAACAATTTGTTTAGCTGCGTCAAAATTAGTTGGCGCAGGTTGGCCTGTTTGTTTAGCCACAATGTTGCCAAGATAATTAAATGCTTTAACATCGTTATTTTTTAATGCGTCAGATAATTTATCCATTGTTGCTAAATGATCAATAGCGGTGTTAAACGCAGTAACTTGACGGCCTTGCATACCAGTAGAATAATCTTTAATAGCTTTGGTTTTAGACGCATTATCTTGTTTATTATTAACAATTTGCGTTGCCATAGCTGCTGAGTCAAATGGCGCAGGCGCGGTTGCAGAAGCATTTGGGTTTGCATTAGGCGTTGTAGGTGTTACTGCATTTGGATTACCATACAATTCAGTTGCGCGGTTAAGAATAGCCGATTTAATTGCGCCTGCACTTTTGCCTATACCTAATGGGGGTAATTGACCTGTTTGAATGTAAATTTGCGCTGCCGTATCAATTGCAGCAGGTGTTAATGTACCTGTTGCATTTAATTCAGCTTCTAATCTTTGTTGTGATATAGCAATTTGTTGTCTAGCTCTTGCATCTGTCGCTATTTCACCTGGAGTCATAGTTTTATTAATTTGACTTATAGTTGTTGGCGCGGCTGAATACGGATCAATACTACGTGTTATTACAGAACCACCAATATCTGTATCTTTAATAACAGGTTTTAAATCACTTGCTGTTGCGCCTTGACTTGCTAAAAATGCTATTCTTTCAGACATAGGCATAGTTAATAATTGATCTCGTGTAACTTTAGCTGCAGCTATTTGTTGCGGAGTAAAAAACCCACTAGATTCAAAATCCTCAAAATGCGCTTGAATATTTGCATTAGATGGATTTCTACTTAAATCACGTTTCATTTGTGAAGTAAGATCTTGCGCATCTTTTTGCGCTTTAATTTGTTGCGCGCGCGTTGTAGCTTGTTTTGCTTGATATTCAAACGCAAGTTTAGGGTTAATTTTACCTACTTCACTAATAAAATTAGGGTCATTTATATCTTTTCCGCGCAAAGCATTAACATCTTCAAGTTCTTGTTGTACTTGTTGCATTTTTAATGCGTTAAGTTGATTGGCTTGCTCATTACTTTGAATTTGCGACATAGCCGCATACCGATTCATTGGATTTTCAATTTGAATAGGCTTAACGCCTAATGCAATGTTTGGATCAATAGTTGCCATAATTATTCCTTAATCAATTAAGCTGCCATTGTAGCTAGTAGGAACGCTTGCCCCACCACCGCCAGGCATATACACGTTGCTTGCGCCATATTGATTTGATAAATTACCGTACTGAGATCTGTTGTTAAACGCATTTAACATATTTTGATTCTGATAATAGTTTAGTCCTGTACCAACACCGCTTGATATAGCGTTAGCGCCGCCAATCATACCAGATGCGTTTGCGTTGCCTGCACCAATAATATTACCTGCTGCAGCGTTACCAAAGTTACCAATCTGATTAGCTTGGTTGTTAGCAGATGATTGACCTAAATTAGCCAAGTATTGCTGGTTAGCCGTATTGGTATTGTAGGCTTGTAAGTTTTGTGCGTTGTTTGCTAAGTAGCGATTGTATGCGTTTTGGTACTCTTGTGAGCCTGCCGCTTGACCAAACTCAGTAGCGCCACGTAATGCGTTGCCTGAAATTAATCCACCTCTAGCAGCTGCCGTAGCGTTTAAACCTTTCATGCCTTCATTAAACCTAAACGCATAGCCTGGGTCTGCTTGGTAATTAAACTTTTCAGGTGTGTACGCAGCTTGTCCAGCCAATCTATTTACCGCATCAACGCCAGGATAATAGAATGGTTTGTTTAACTCAATCTGTTGATTTAGCGCATTTTGTTGCGCTTGCGTAGCGTCCGCAGATGCTTGCGCTTGTGTGTTTGCAGCGCTTTTACTTGCCATGCTACCAATTAATGCGCTGCCTACGACAGCTCCTGCAACCCATCCAGCCATTATATTTCTCCCTCAATCGCAATTAATTCGCTATTTGTTGGTAATTGTTTAATTCTATTTTCACCTAAACCACATTCAGGCACAACATATAATCTATCTTCTAATGCTAAAATATCTTCGCAGTTATCAGGATTAGCATAAATATCTACCCAAACAACCTCATCTTCAAATACACGGCCTACACGTTGTTCACCAGCACAAGCATTAAACTCACATGGCGCGGTTAATATCTTTACTTCTGTACCAATATTAACTGCAATTGTACCCTTTTCTAGCCGAACTTTGTAAGGTGTTTTATGCGCGGCACCAGTTAAAACTGTCCAAGGCGGTACGGTAATAGTTCTTTCATAAACTTCAGGCAAAAACGTATGTGTAGTTACAATATCAGCCTGATCCATCTTTAGCAATTCGTCTTGCAATTTAAGAATTTTTGCAGGATTTACTTCAATATTAGCAATGCCCATATTGGCAAATACGGGTACTTCAGGCGTAAACCCTTTACCGTAGGTAATAGTCATTTGCATACTATGCTTTCAATATCCTATAGTTTTGATATACAACATACGCATACAACACATTAAATATAGTTAATGCAAAAATAGAAGCGTTAAATGGTACTGTATATACAATAAAACCTACTGCTAATATGCTTGCAGTTTTCATTAACACAAAGCCTTCTATGATTCCAATTTTAGCAAATAACCATGCCATAATGGGATTACCTTCATGTCCTTTACCTGAGTTAATGACGTGATACGTTGTCCAAAAGTCTAGGAATTGGAGGATTACGAATAGGGCAAATAAAATATAAATCATGGATGATTGGCTTTGTATTCGTTAAATTCTGCTGACAATTGTTGTACTGCTTTAATTAAAGGCGCAATCAATTCTTCGTAGCCAATAGACATAACATCCTGACCGCCATTCATAGAATGATCTTGGAATCCGCCAAAGTCTACACCAGAAGCAGTAATTGCTTCTTTTACTTCTTGAGCAATCAATCCATGATGGTATCGGTTACGTTTTTTGCTACCGTCTGAATTTAGTTTAGATAGTTGATTATCTTTAACCCATTTTGTCAATGCTAATTCATGTGCTTCTTTTTCTGCGTCAGTTGCATTAGGTTCAATTGGTTCAGGTAATGCAGTTTTATAATCATCACGCATATCCCACTTGAAATCTACAGGGCGCAAAGAATTAATAAAATCTAATCCAAGAACCGTTGGTCTAATGTCCGCTTTGTCTCGAATATCAGAACGATTTTGCACAGTACCGTAAACATACGTTGTTGTGCTTGAATTACCAATCTGGACTTGATTTGAGCCTGTAACAGTTGCTTGATAGCCTAATAATGTCGTATTTGTATACGCTGCACTACCTACTGTTCCACTTCCTAATGCAGTATTGTAATCTCCAGTAGATGTTACCGATAACGCTTGTTCTCCAATGGCTGTGTTACCTGCGCCTGATGTAACGGCTTGACCAGCAAAACGGCCAACAAAAGTATTGTTGTAACCACCTGACAAGGCAGCACCAGCACTTTGACCAACTGCTACGTTTTGATAACCTGCTTGAATGTTTGGCGCAGCCGTATTACCAATAGCTACGTTATTGCTTCCAGTACAAGGAAGCCCTGATCCATACATTGCATCATTACCTACGGCTACGTTACCTGCACCTGTTGTTGTTGCATTTGCTGCCCTTCTACCAAT